CACTGTCAAAGCTAATTAAAGATTCTACACTATTCTCCTCAGGAGCTTCTTTAGCTGCTACTAAATCTTTAGCAACCATATTATACAACACCTTAGGGTCTGATAGTATTTTAACTTTGTCAAGTACACTTAAAATATTTACTGAAGGTTTACCTTCTTGCATAACTGTAAGATATACTTCTGTAGGATTAACAGGATTAGAAGTTAAACCTATATCGTATTCACCTTCAATTCCTTTTATACCTCTTATATACTGCTGTAAAGCTTTATTATTAGATAAACTCTTGTTCATCTTTGTTATAATTTCTCTAGGGTCTTTTATACCTGAAGGAAGACTTGCATGTAGATTAGTAAAAGAATACTTAATTTCTCTATCTCCAGCTGATTCTACTACAGGACTATTTTTTAATGCTACGTTAGTTGCTCTTTCTAAAGCATCATCAGGACTAACACCCATCGCTACAAAATAACGATAATCACTTATGGCTTGTTGAGCTAATAAAGTAAAGGTAGGTAAGTCTTCTAAGTCTCCTAATTGTTTTTTAATTTTCTTTGTTGTCTTCACATCTATATCAGGTAAACTTTTAATTGCTGATAATTTTTGTATATCTCTAGATGCTCCTACATAGTTAGCAGTTGTATAATCCACTTCAGGAGTATAGTCAGCTTCACTTAGTTCTTCATTTGGTTTAAATAAACCTTGTTGAGCTTCCCTAACTAGCAATAAATCCATTGCTTCTAGTTTTCTTTCTTGGTCAGTAGTAAGATATTGACTTGTAGGAATACCAGCAGCTTTTAAGATTTGGTACTGGAGAAAACCTTGTCTGATTCTTTCGTTGTCTTCCTTAGTAAATTCAGCACCTGATTCTACTAGGTTTACAGTATTTACAACTGTATTTGTAACAAACTCAGGAAGAACACCTGTTGCTTTAAAAACATCTGCTTTTTGTTTAGCATTTAATTCTCTAAAAGGTACTTTTTTTCCAGCTATAGTTAATGTGGTATTAAATAAAGCAAAAGTTTTTTCTTCTTTAGTAGGTTTTAAACCCATTAAATTAGGAATTATACCTTTATCTACTGCTACTTGCATACCTTGTTGGATGTTGGTAACTCTCTGCTGTTTAACTGCAAACTTATCTCTTTTAGCTCTTAGTTGACTAGCTAAAGCTAAGTTTTCTTTAGTATCTAAAAAAGGTTGTGGAAGGTTTTCCAAAGCTTTTAAATAAATGTTATTAGGATTCTCATCTTTGACGTCATCTGCTAGTTTTAAAAGAATATTTCCTATCCTTTTAGGGTTAGCTTTACCATCTATAGTACGATAAGTCTGAGCTTGAGTTTCAAACCAATCTAGTAATAACTCAGCACCTTTTTCTGGATTGTCTTTATATTGTAGACCAATGCTTATTGCAGCATCAGCCATCTGCTTATCTTCTTTAGATATAACGTCAGCTTTCCTAGCCTCATTTAAATCAGCTAGAAAAAGAACTTTACGTTCTTCCATATGAGCATCATAGGTTTCAATGTGTAGTTCATCTACACCAGACTCTCTTAATTTTTCTTTATAATTAGATTTATGTCTATCTATATCATCTATAATTGTTTCATCAGGTGCGTTGAGGTAAGCTTCTTTATTTTGGTCATAATTATTTTTTATCTGAGCACTAAATATCAGAGCTTCGTTTTTAACTTGGTTTTGTTTTTTTTCAAAGTTAAAGTTTTCTATACGTCTTTCACGTTTTAGTTTTTCTTCTAGTCGTTTATCTGCAGCTGCTTGAACAGCAGGAGTTATAGCATTTACAAATTCAGATAAAGGTGAAAGAGTAGATTTCTCTTGAGCTGGTGCTACATAAGTCTCAACAGGACTTGCCATAGCTTTAGTAGAAATACCAGCTAAGTTAGTGGCATCTACATTTAGTCCCTTTACTATAGTTCTTTTTTTTGCCATGTGTTCCTCTTATGAAAATATACCTGAAGATTTAGTGTAGCTTGAAAATTCAAAATTACCTGAAGAAGGTAAAGATTGTTCTGTTTTACCATTTTTAAAAAAGTTACTAACATTAACATCACCTTTTAAATCAATGCCAAACATTTTACCATCACCATATTTAATGTCAGCTGCTGCTGCTGCACCAATACCAGTGACTACTGCACCAATTAAACTAGGTGGTTGACCTTGTTGCATAGAGTTAATACGGTTCATAGCTTGTGCATTAAGACCAGCTTTTTCTAGTTCAACTTGTGTAAGGAGGTTCTTAATACTAGCATTATACTTTGAGACCCCTCTAAGTTCTCTGGCTTCTGTTAAAGCTATCTGCTGTTTAACAGTTTTACCAGCAACACCTGCTTCACCAGCTGCTACTTTCTGTCGTTCTTTTGTTTCTAATGCTTTAAGAGCCAAAGCCAGTTTATCTTCTGCTATTACTTCTGACTCTTGTATAGCTCTTTTATTTAATGTTTGAATCTTCAAGTCACGTGCAGCTACTGCAGCAATCCTGTTAGCTTCGTATCTTGCTTGTTGTTGTCTAGCTGCTTTTCTTTGCTCAAGAAAACCTAAAGCTGATTGCCCAATACTGAGCATGGTCATGGGTTCCATTTTATATCCTCACAAATTCTAAAAAGGGTTTACCCCCATAATTATGTTTATTAATAAAAGTAAAGCCTAAAAACTTTAACCATTTTATAGCTACAGTGTACTCTGCATCAACAGAGTTAGTCAAGATACTATACTTTTTATTTAGTTCTTTTGTCAATCTTTTAGTTTCTCTCAAAAAGGTCATCCATATTTTCTCAACAGCAGGTGTAGTAAGTAACCAAACACAGGCAACCATGTCATCCTGTCTAGCTACTCCATATATACCTGCTATCTCATGTGTTTCTTTTACTAGAAATGTCCAACATTCGTCAGACAAATCTAATCCTGTTTGTAAAGCATTTTTTGTACTGCCATGTGATGCTATCACCTCTTCCCTATCTTCAGGTCTAAGATTATTACATAGATAATCTACATCTTCTTGGGTGCTTTGTCTCACATAGGCTTTCATTATAGTCTCCTAGAACGTAATACAAAGAAACCTTCCCATTCAGCTGACTGAAATATACAAGGGAAGTGACTAGAACTTTTTAGTGTTATACTTGTTTCATCACCATGACCTAGTACTCCAAAACGATAAGTACCTGAGTCAATAGCAGCTGTGTTTAAAATGTTAGTAGCAGCACCTACAATACGTCCAGTAAAGTTCCTAACATAAGGAGTACGTTTAGTATGTGTTACTTCTGCTTGAAAGAAACCTGTATTATTATAAACAACTGCATAGTTTCTTATATGTAGTTTACCTGTTGTTATAGATTTATCACCATTTTTAACAACTGGTTCAGAGAATTGGTATTTAAACTCAAAAGGTATACCTGCATATACTACTTCACTATTAGCTAATCTAGCTGCTACATCACTTAGTTGTATTATCTTACCTGTTTCAGCTATGTAAATAACACTAGCATCAGTGTAAGGTATAGTGGTTAACCCACTTGTTTCTAGTTGTACTCTTCTATCTAAGTGTATACTAAAGTTATTAGTAGTATAATTTGTAGCATCATCTACAGATAAGTTTATACGTTCAAGAAATAAGTTATTACTTCTCTTAACTAGTAGGGTTATATCTGCACGATTAAAAGACACTCCTAATATATCTCCAGTAAATGTCCAACGAGACCAAGAGGCTTGTAACTTTTCTCTACCTCTCCAGTAGTATCTATATACATATAGAGCCTGTGGGTCATTATCTGTTTGTACGAGTATCATATCTTCATTAGAAGAAGCTTGTATGTTTATAATTTCACCATCTAAATACTCAGGTACATGTGCTGTAATCTCTGTAGCATCATTAGTATCTGTATCAGTATCTACAAAGTATTCCCATAAGCCAGACCATGCTCCTCTCTTAGAAGCAAAGTAAACAAACCTACCTGCTTGTGCTGGTTTAGCTCTTAGTGAAGCCTCAAACTCTGTAGTGTTAGCTACATTAATAGTCTCAGGTGTAAGTATTGGGTCAGCAGTAACTTTAAACTGTGTTAAATCTGAGAACAATAGTAAAGACTCGTTAAAAGGTACAGCATGTTTAAGTATGCTAACCTTGTTAGAGGACACTGCAACATCAATAGGGTCACTGTCTACTATAGTTAATACTGATTTACGGAAAAAGTCAAAGCTTACAAATTCTCCTGCTCTAGAGAATATAACATTCTCGTCAGCTAGTACACCTAATCTATTACGGTGAAAGAATATATCATTTAATTTGAAATCTACAAAGGAAGGGAAGGAGTTTGTGTTATCATCTCCTACAGTTCTTGGTTCATATGTAACAGGGTCAAACTGAAAGTTACCATTGGCTAACTTACTTAGCTTGTGTGGCATTGTACTAGCATTTAACTCTGTTAGAATGTTAGGCTCTAGTGTTTCTTTCCACACTTCTTCATCTGTAAATTCAACATAGTAATCATCTTGAGCTTTTTGATTATCACCTGATACTTTAATAACATAACCTACTGGTGCTTCTACAGGTAACTTTTTAAAGTCAGCTGTCTCATCTTTAAATACAAGTAGATGGTCTCCACCATGAGAGTCTCCTACTTCTACTTGGAAGTCTGTGCTATCAGTAGATTGAATATGTAAGACGTTACCATAACGTGTAACTGTTAAACCTGATACAGCACTACCATCAGTAATGTTTTGATAATAGGTTGTACTAACAGCAGTACCAGAAAAAGTATCTAAGTTAGTTGCAATAATATCTGTAGCTGCACCACGTTCTGCATTCTGTGTTTCAGATGTTGAATCTTGTGTTGAAGACTTTGTTGCAAACTCTACAGTACTACTATTTACACCTTTAGTTAAGACAACACGATAAGTTGAGGAGTAATCAGCTTGTTTAACATATACTAAAGCTTCAGGATTACGAGTAGTAGATGTAGCAGTTCCTTTAGCTACAGTTGTATTCTTATTTACTATGAAAGTAGTATCAGCTATTGATACAGCTGC